CTGCTGGAGTTCATTGGGCTCGACCGTCTGGCGGAGCTCGCGGCGGCGGCAAGCGACACCCAGTGGATCGTGCAGGACCTGATCATCTCGGGCGGAATCCATTTCGTGACCGCTCCGCCGGGCGGCGGGAAGACATGGGTGGCGGTCGATTTGCTGCGCGCTTGCCTCACCGGAACCAAGTGGCTGCTGAACCATCAGGCCCAGCGTATATCGTGCCTTTATATAAACGAGGAGATGTCGCCTGGGACCTTTTTCGACCGTCTTTCGCGGATGTCCGTGCCATCCGAAGGGCTCACGATTCTCCAGCGCTCTGGCGTCCGGCTGGACTCTCCGGGCGACCTTGATCAGATCGTCGAGCACATCAAGGGCAGGAGCATCCGGCTCGTGATAGTGGACACCTTCGTGCGGGTGCACCGCCTCGACGAGAACTCCAATGTGGAGATGGCCTCCCTCTACCAGCGGCTCAAGGCCATGTCCGAGGCGGGCGCCGCGGTTGTCTGCCTCCACCACCACCGCAAGTCCGCGGCCGGCGGTGGACCCGTCGAGCACGAGGCGATGCGAGGCGCGGGCGAGATCGCCGCCCAGGCGGATTTGATCGCGTCGATCGACAAGCGGGACGGCGTTTACCGGTTCCACGTCACGAAGCACCGGCACCTTGAAGAAGGGGCCGTCGAGGACGTCGGATTCGGAATCGAGACGTCCGACGACAACCTCGTTTCGCTCTGCCATTCGGAATTGCCCGATACGGCCTCCACGTTGCCCGTACAGGGGCGCAAGGCCAAAGATGGTACTCCTAGCCCATCCGACCGAATTCTCGCCGTCCTGAGCGAAAATCCGGGCATTGGTTTGAACCGGGTGCAAGCCCTTGCGAAGGTCAAGCGTGAGACGTGCCAGGCGGTTCTGGCCGAACTCGAGGCCGGCGGGTTGATCGAGTCGGTCACCAAGGACAAGTGGCCGATCTGGTTCGTGGCGGGCGCTTAGGTGGTTCCCGGCCCTTAGCCCCCTACGGGGGCTTTAGGTGGGAATCAGTCTGGGAACCACCTTTGGTTTCCCCCAGACCCCCTTCCATCCTAGGGCCGGCAAGGTTCCGCCGCTACGCTTCGCGGCGGCAGAACCAAGCCGGCCTGCCTAAGTGGTTCGATGGTTATTTATGCTGGAGGTTGACAGGCGGTATATCGCCGTGTACCATGCCCTGCCGGACCTTCCGGCGATAACGCAGCCGGATGTCCGGCAAAGGAAAACACATGAGCTTTTTCGCAAAACACGCCAGCTTCAGTGGCGGATCGTTCCCGGTGGCCGATGCCGGCCAGTACAAGTGCGTCCTGGTCGATGTCGAACAGACCGAGCGGCCCAGCTTCGAGGATCGCGACCGGCTGGAACCCAACTTCCGATGGGTGTTCGAGACGGTCGAGGTCGGCGACGAGGACGGACGGCCGTTCCGCTTCACCCAGTTCACCAAGACGGCCTACGGTTACGATGCCGCCAAACTCACCAAGCTGCTCGACGGTATGCTCGGACGGCGACTCACCCCGCAGGAATTCGCCGGGCTCGATCTCGACGAACTCAAGGCGGCGTCCTGGGCGGTCACGGTCGATACCGTCATGTCCGCCAAGGGTCGCGAGGTCAACACGATCCAGAGCGTCAAGCCTTGGAAACAACCGGCCCGCAAGCCGCTTCGCAAGCCCTTGGTCGACGAGACCGATGGCATCGAGGATCCGTTCGCCGAATGACTCAAGAACAATGGGATCGGAAAATGAAGCCAAGCCCAGCTGGTGATTGGGTTCTGCAAGAAGAAGAACACAAATACCAAGCTGGTCGAGCGTTTTTTGCAGATGAGTGCATGGGAGAATTCGCCAATGTCGATTTGGCGTTCTACAAGCACGCTTCTGGTGGACGAACTGATCTGATCCTGATGATCATCGCGAATCATCTGAATGATCTGAACGAGACACTGCAGGAAATCAGTTCAAAGTTGAAGTGAGCAGACACGGCCCGGTCGGAAACGGCCGGGCCTTTTCGATGGGGGAGAACCAATGGGTAACGACCAACTGCTCGAGCAGCTCCTGGCGCTCGACCACATAAACCACGACATCAAGAACCTCTCGGCGATCCACCGGATAGTTCACGATATCCAGCGATGGCTCAAGGGCGACAACGACGAAGCCATCCGAGACATCATCCTCACCGCGGCGTGGCTCTACACACGCGATGGCGAGAAGTCCCGCGCCACCGTGGCCGCGCTCGACAAGATCAAGGAGATGTCCAAGTGATCCTTCACGGCGATCTGAACGGGCCCCAGGCGCTCAAGGCGCTCATCGAGGGACAGACGATCCGGTGCAAGTGGTGGACGCCCATCAATCGGATCGAGCGAGTGTACGACGAGCACCTCGAACAATACATCGTCCGAGCCCGAGGCACCGATATGTTCGTGGCCGACTGCACCAGCACCGGCGCGCTCTGGCTCGTCGAGCTCCTCGCCGATTCGGGGACGGTCTGGGAGATCTGGACCAACAACCTCGAGGAGGCGTACCAAGCCGCCCAATGAACACCGGCAGACCCATCGCAAAGTGGACCTCGAGGCGATGCACCATCTGCAAGGAGCTCAAGCCGAGGCGCAGCTTCGAAATAATGCGGGCCGCATCGAAAACAGGAAAGACCACGCTCGGAAAATGCGCGGAATGCCGGCGGCGCATCGACGTCTCCCGCAAGTTCGACCAATACCACACCGATCCCGAATACAAGGCCCGCCAGCTCGAGCGCAACCGTATAAAGGCCTACCACACATACAATGTCGACCAGCGGGCCAAGAACTGCTATTACCAGGGACGCTGGCAATGGATCGAACGGCGCATGGCGCGAATCACATGGTGGGACGATCAACCCATAATCATCTGCATAAAGCCGAGCGGACGGCATATTCGGTCGGACGAAAAGCATACCGAGCGAACCGGGATGGAGCTGGCGATCGTCCGAGATCGAGCACCGGTGAACCTGCCGCTCGGTTGGAGGCCGATCCTCCGGGCCAAAGGACCAATAATAACCAAACACCCATCCTGCCCTACCGAATGGGAATGGATGGAGTTCGCGGTCGAAAAGAGGTATCAAAAGTGGAGACAAAAGGCAAACGAGGACGCTGGACAAAGCGAACACCAGCCGTAGAAGAAGGCATCCTGCAAGCCCTGCGAGACGGATGCACCCAAAAGGACGCGGCCGAATCCAACGGGATAACGTGGGACACACTCAACCGATGGCGCATCGAGGATGAGGAATTCCGCAAGGCTGTATCGCGCGCGGAGGCCGAAGTGGCTCGAGCGATGGCCGCTCGGCTCCGCGTCGAGGCCACCAAGGCCGACGGCGACTGGCGGGCCGCGGAGTCCTGGCTCAAGCGGCGACGCCGGGAAGACTGGTCCGAGCGGCAGGAGATTACCGGCGCCGCGGGCGGAGGATTAGAGATCGTCGTACGCTTCGCCGACGAGGAGCCCAAATGATGACCGTCATGTACTGGATTTGCGGAATACTCGTCGGGATCATCCTGTTCATGATCCTGTCGATCGCTGTTTTCCTCTCGATCGACGAAGCCCAGCGGAGGATTGATGCCAGACAGGATTGAGCTTGTCCTGCCAAGGCCTCATGCCGGCCAGCGGGAGATCATCGCGGGCGCCAAGCGCTACAACGTGGTCTCCTGCGGCCGGCGTTTCGGCAAGACCACCATGGGCGCCATCCTCATGGCCGAGAACCTCCTGCGACACCGCAGGTCCTGCGGATGGTTCGCACCCACGTACCGGCTCCTCGAGGAGGCGTACAACGACCAGCGCCGGTTGCTCCAGCCGATCATCTCCCGCGCCGTCGTGAGCCCGTTCCCGCGCATCGAGCTGCTCACCGGCGCGGCGATCGACTACTGGACGCTCGGGGAACCCGCCACCGTGGCCCGCGGGCGCAAGTACGCTTGGGTCGGAATCGACGAAGCCGCGATGGCCGTCTACCTCGAGGAGGCGTGGACCCAAGCCATCCGGCCGACCCTCACCGATTACGCCGGCTCCGCGTGGTTCTTTTCCACGCCCAAGGGCCACAACTACTTCAAGACGCTGTTCGACCAGGCGAAGACCGACGACGAATGGCGGAGCTGGACAATGCCGACGCTCGCGAACCCGTACATCCCGCCGGCCGAGGTCGAGGCCGCGGAGCGGAGCCTGCCGAGCATCGCCTTCCGGCAGGAGTACCTTGCCGAGTTCGTGGACGCCCAGGGCGCGAGGATGCGACGCGAATGGATTCGCACCGGTACCCCGCCGGCCGAGCTCGAGGTTTACCTGGGCGTCGACCTCGCCATCTCGACAAAGGAGGGCGCCGACTGGACCGCCGTGGTGGCGATGGGGCGGGACGGCGCCGGGACAATCTGGGTGCTCGACGCGGCGCGGATCCGCGCACCGTTCGACGGGGTGCTCCGCTTCGTCCAGGACATGGCCGCGAAGTGGCGCCCCAAGGTCATCGGGATCGAGCAGGTCCAGTACCAGGCGGCGGTGGTGCAGGAGCTCCTGCGGACCACGCGGCTCCCCGTGCGCGGCATCCGGCCCGACCGCGACAAGGTGACGCGGTTCCTGCCGCTCGAGGCGCGGTACGAGCAAGGGCTGGTGGTTCACGCGACGAGCCTGCCGGCGTGGTTCGCGGACGAGCTGCTGTCCTTCCCGATCGGCAGTCACGACGACGCGGTGGACGCCGCATCCTACGCCTGGGCCGCCATGGGCGCGGCAAGGAGCTTCGCGGCAATATGAGCATCTGCAAGCATTGCGGGATTCGGACGATCGATCACCGGTCGTACTGGTGTATGCCGTGCTACCGGGCACACAAGGCCGCCCAGCAGGCGGAGATAGCGCAGGACGACGACGCCCGCCTGGCGCGGGTCACCGACACGCACCAGACCTGCCGCGGTTGCGGTATCGACCTCTACCGCGTGGTGGACTGGGTTGCCGAGGCCAGGCGATGCAACCGCAAGTGGTTCTGCGGTCGGGACTGCTTCGAGGACTGGCGGTTTCGGACGTTCTGAAAATTCTTGGATTATTTTTGCCACATATATGGCATGATTCTATATATGTGGCATAATGTCCTTGTCGGAACCGCCGACAAGGAGCACCCAAATGCCCACCATCGTTTCTCCCTCCAACACCACCGTTGCCATCGATATGGCGACATTCAATGCCACGGTCTACAAGGCCGTTGCAGATCATATGGCGTTGGACATCAACGCCTATCCTGGTGGGTCGAGCGCGTACATGGAAGAGCTGGCAAGGCTCCGGAAGGAATTCTACAATCGGCCCCGATAATCGGGGCCACCGTCCACCGGTAGGCCGGTGCTGATGAGCCCAGAGGGCGAAACGGAACCAAGGAGAACAAAGATGCAAACGATTACGGCCACGATGCCGACGATGCCCGCGATCAAGTGGAGCCGCGACGGTTGGCAGACGCAAGAAGAATCGACATACAGGACGTTCGTCGAGATCGATTGGCGCAAGGGTACGATCGAGGTCTACAAGCTCGGATGCGATGAGCGATACTTCGTTCCGACCCGTTTCACGAACAACCATGCCGCTCGTATGATGGTTGCGCCCGGAACACCCAAGGTCGAGATCGTCAACGTTCTCGAAATCTACTGGGATCAAATCTCCGAGATCATGGCATCCTACGAGCAAGGTATCCACGTCTCAGAACCTGCCAGATTCGGCGAAGCATCGGAACTGTTGCGGTTCGCGGTGCGTGGCATCGCATGGGCCTTGGAAGGCTGATAAAGAAACGGCCCGGCTGGTATCCCAGCCGGGCCTAGTGTGGAAAGGAGAACTTGATGAAGCGTACCACAAACAACAAATTCACCGAGGCCATGCAGGAGATCATGGGGTTCCTCGTGCTCCTGGCATTCGGCTGGTGGGCGATCCAAGGCTTCGCAGAGCGTCGCGAGCTCGAGGCCAAGCAACGCGCCGCGATCATCCGCGCCGATGGAGGGATGACCGAATGATCGTCGTAGTCATCGCTCTGGCGATCGGCATCGCCATGGTGATCGCTTTCGCATGGTTCGTCGACGTTGTGTGCAGGTATCAAGATCGGATCGACAATGAAACAGAACAGCCCTGGCCGTCCTCGGATCGCTCCTGACGGGCCTCCTTGCCCGTCCTGCGGTGCCGGGACGCGCCCGCGTGGCACGGGCTTCCGCTGGTGCCCGAGCTGCGGCAAGCGGATCCGAATCCCGGTCGAGGTGGACCGGCGGAGGAAGAAGGCGTGAAGTATCTTTCCGTCTGCTCTGGGATAGAAGCGGCGAGCGTGGCATGGCACCAGCTCGGCTGGGAACCGGTCGGATTCAGCGAGATCGAAAAGTTCCCGTCGCAGGTATTGGCGACCCGGTTCCCCGGTGTGAAGAACTACGGGGACATGACGCGGTTCAAGGAGTGGGGAATTGAGCCTGGATCAATTGACGTTCTGGTCGGAGGAACACCTTGCCAGGCTTTCAGCGTTGCAGGACTCCGACGTGGTCTCGATGACCCGCGAGGGAACCTCGCCCTCGTCTTCGTTGCAATGGTTGACTGGTTTCGCCCCGAATGGGTGGTCTGGGAAAACGTCCCTGGCGTCCTGTCATCAAGCGGGGGACGGGATTTTGGCGCCTTCCTCGGGGCGCTGGGCGAACTCGGGTATGGGTGGTCCTACCGAGTCCTTGACGCTCAGTACTTCGGAGTGGCCCAGCGACGCCGTCGTGTGTTCGTTGTCGCGCACTCTTCAGGCGACGCAAGACGTGCCGCCGAAGTACTATTTGAGCCGTCGTGCCTGCGAGGGGATCCTCCGCCGCGCCGAGAAGCGGGGCAAGGCGTTGCCGGATGCATTACGCCAGGCATTGGAAACCGCCTTGACGGTGAATTCGACACCTTCCAAATAGAGACGCACGGTAGTCTTTACGAATCGCACCCCCAGGATTCGCGGATCACGGGGCCGGTGGATCAAAGCCCGACCGTGGCGGCGAAGTGGGGAACCGGCGGGAACAATACCCCGCTCGTGCAACAGCCGATGGCGATGCGCGAGAGCGGGCAAGGTTATTGGATGCAGGATGAAGTAATCGGGACGATTCGCGCTGAAGGTGAAAATAGACCAAGCCGCCCTAGCAACGTCGTGGCCGTGCAACAACCAACGACTCAGTATGGGCCGATTGCAGGAAGCCTGTTGCACCGCCACGATTCATCGCCATGCGCTGATCGTGGCGAAAATGTAGTGGCCATTCAACAGCCGATGGCGTTCCAATCAAGGGCATCCGCGACCAACAGCATGAATCCAAGCGTAGTGGTCCCGACTCTTGACAAGGGCAAGGCCGAGGGTGCCGCGATTTTCTCATCTATGGCGGTGCGACGCCTCACCCCGGTTGAGTGCGAGCGGCTCCAAGGTTTCCCGGACGGGTGGACAGACATCAAGCCCGGCGGCAAGGACACGCCCGATTCCCCGCGCTACAAGGCCTTGGGGAACAGCATGGCCGTACCGGTGATGCGGTGGATCGGGGAACGCATTCACCAAAGGCGGTAGAATCCAATCGCGGAACTAAGGCAAGGCCCCACGGTGCGCTACCACGCCCGTGGGGCCTTTGGCATGGGATAATCGGATCATGGGTATCCTCGATCGCCTCCTCGGGCGCAAGGCAATGGCCGATCCATCCGCGCCGCTTCCGCTCCCGCTCGGACAATCGCGGGATATCTACCTCACCGGGTACGGCTCGGGCCAGCTCGTATCGATGCTCCGCCGTGTCCTGCCGGGATCGCACCGGGACTGGTCCAACGTTGCGGGAGACCTCGGCCTAAACAGCG